AGCTGATTGAACTGTCCCCTACCATCGTGGAGGTTAACGATGTCCCACCACATCAATTTCACTAACTGTTTGGCTACCGGTGTTGCAATTCTTGGCATGCGTCTCGCCGGACGCGCTGATAATTTGGGCACGGCCGCATTGTTTGCTGCGGGAACTGTTGGAGTGACGCTCACGATGATCAAGATGCGTCAATATGCAAATAGGGCAATGGAGTTTGTAAAGGATGTGAATTGCACCCTTGACCACTTCTACCTTGCACGCAATGAGTTCTCTGCTATAATGGGAGCCATACCCAATGCACGGCGTGATTGGGTCGAGTTTAGTTTGCCCCTATCAAATGCCCCCGCAGCTTTGATACCAAAAGGGCCAGGACTCGCGATAAAGGAGTTGATTTGGGGGGAGATGGTGAAGTTTGCGCGCAGAAAGACGGTTTACGCGCTACGCTCAATTAGAGAAGGACGTTTGTTAGGAATCCTGGGGATTGCCCACTTTCCTTTCGTAAAACCTCTCGAACCATTAGTAGCGTTGACAGAGCAGCCTGTTTGCTTGGCAGTTTCTCGGTTTCAGCGAACTAAGGATTGTGCCAAGTTGAACCAGATTAATGTGCGCGATGTGGCGCCGCCTGAAGGAATCCCAGGGATTGACCAAACTGGTCAGATCACCAGTTCCTGGGAGAGTAATGCTCCCGGCCAGAAAGACGGTGAGTACTTAGAGCGACTCGTGTCATATGATCAACGCGTAATCCAACATCGCGTTGCTGACATTGAGGCGGAGCCTATCGTGTGGCGAGCCAGGTTCGTGTCAGCGGAACGAATCGGTGCAAAAGTGGTTCAATACGAGGAGATGTACCTAGCATGTTTGCTTAGGTTCTTTCATCCTCGGACATCGAATCCGGCAAATGAGCAGCTGGTTGAACACATGAACTCATTACATAAGATCAATATTCCGTACCAGATCGGACCTCAATTGATGGACGGAACAATTGATATGTATAGGTTTGTGAGCTCAATAATGCGGGCTCAGCCGGATTTTTGGGAGCGCCTAGGGTAGCACATAGGAGGGGGTATGCGGCGTTGTACATTCGTGGTACAAAGTACTGCGAAATTCACCGCCTCTTGCCCCCTCTGCCGGCATTGAAGAAAGGCAGTAAGGTGGTTAAGCATTGTGGCAGTATGACGCGGGAACTAATTGCGTGCTCGCTGAATTGCCATGTTGTTGGAATTCTACCAATCTATTCTGCCCTTCATGATGCCGAGACTAATGAGGCGGCAGCCAAGGCTCGTTGGCTACGCCAATTACCACATGTGAAACCAGCCACCCGCTCCAAAGTTAGGTGTTTTGCCCGTGTCTTGACCCGAAGGAATTTAGACCCAATAGGACTTGGTGACTTCAAGGACGATTTTGAATTGACAGGGGATCCGGTTGAAGATGTTAAAAGGTGGTTGCCATTCACTCATTACCCTCTAAAGAGGAAACTTGAAATTCTGGCCGCAGCTGAAAGCCTTAAGATTAAACCGTTGTGTCGGAAAGACTATAAAGTTCGAGCCTTTGTGAAACGAGAAACTTATGGACAATTTAAGTATGCTCGATGGATCAACTCTAGGTCAGACAGGTTTAAGGCATTCTGCGGTCCATTTTTCCATCTTGTAGAGAGGAGAGTGTTTGGGGGAAAACTTTCTAAATACTTCATCAAGGATGTGCCTGTTGCGGACCGCCCGAGGGTGATCAAGGAAAGGTTGTACGTGCCCGGATGTTACTATGCGGCCACTGATTACAAATCATTCGAAGGCAGTTTTGACGCACAGACAATTGAGAGCATTGAGTGTCAGCTTTATAGTTATATGGCTGGCACAAAGTACAAGTTCATTTATGAACAGATTCTCAAGGCTCTGTGTGGTGTACAACGCTGCAGAATGAAATCAGTGTCGGCTCGGGGACACGCCAGAATGTCAGGCGATATGTGTACTTCGCTTGGCAATGGATTTACAAACCTGATCCTAATGTTATTTGCGGCCAAGGAACATGGGTGGAACTGGAAAAACATGGACGCGGTTTTTGAGGGCGATGACGGTTTAGTTAGGGTGGAGCGAAAAGATGAACTACCAACCGAGGACTATTTTAGTACTTTAGGTTTTACGATGAAGATGAAGATCAGCGAAGACGTCGGTGAAGCAGGATTCTGCCAGAACTACTTCGACGTGAATGACGCTGAACCAACCAACATCGTTGACCCTTTGAAACACTTAGCACGGTTGGGATGGACACACTCTGCAGCAATGCACGGTGGACCGCGCGTTAGGAAACAATTGGCAAAAGCGAAGGCCTTCTCCCTTTTGTATTCTTGCCCTAGCAACCCGGTTCTCGCCAGCATGGCCAAGTGGGTCCTGCGGAGCACAGATGATGTCGACGCCCGTTGGGGCGAAGGATGGTGGGATTGTCAGTTAAGGGCTTCTTTTAGAGAGTTGCGTGATGTTAGAGTCACAGAGCAGTCTAGAGTTTTGGTGAGCAAGTTGTTCGGTCTTCCGGTTTCTGCACAGATAGAAATAGAAGAGTTTTTTGACCGATTGCCACCAGTTTTAAAGCCCATTGACCATCCTACCATCTTTAGATACTGTGCTGCAAGGAACCCTCACTGGGTCTTGAATTGGCACCTTTCTAAGGTGACCAAAATGGCTGGTGACCCCTGGTAGGCGCTCGAGTCAGAAACGCATGACGGTCATGGACAGAGATGCTGTGTAAACATGTGAATGCATGGTTAAGCTTGCTGTCAGGTGTAAACATGTGAATGCATGGTTAAGCCTGTTAACTTGCCCATTGACCCGACAACGTTTCCCGCCACATGACTCACCCTTGTCTGGTTCGTAGCCAG